AGTAATAAGTGCAGCTTCCTTATTCCACGGTGTATACTCACCGCCTTCAAACATATAATCTACAATGAAGTCAATTGCTTTTTTCTCATCTGCAAGTGTAATAACCGGTTTAATTTTTACATATTTTGTAATCATTTATTTTCTCCTTTTTATTCCTGATAAACTCTAACTTCCCAATGATATCCATCCGTCGTATGAATACTATATTTATCAGAATAAGCATCATATTTAACCTGACAGATCTGGGAAGAGTTTTCTACTATTTTGAAATATAAGTGTGACGGCAAACAATAATTTCTCTTTTTTAAAATATCATCTATTTCACTGGAGTACATTGTTTACCTCGCATGTATCTTTTATAAACTGCTTAACATCATAAGCATAATTTACCTTTTTAATGTGTGACTGCACACGTACAGTATCGTATGTTGCTAAATCCTTTTGGTTAAAAGACTTTTTGCCTATTTCTGAAATCATCTTGTTAAATTCTTGAATCCTCATAAAATATGTATCATTGTTTTTTGTTCGGAAATTGAATAAAAATCCTGCAATTAAATTATGTTCACTTGCGTCCGTAAGCTCATCAATTTGATTCTTTCGAATCATACTTAGTGGGATACTGGTACCCTTAGTTGATTTTTGCTCTAAACAATAGAGTGTTTTTGACTTGTCATCTAAAACCAAACAATCACACATGTTATGACTTGTAAATCTTGTATTTTCACCAGATGCAAAGCTGGCT